GAAGCCTATCCGGAGTATAAGCATCCCAGAGGCATTTATAGTCGCTCTGATACTTATAAGGCTGTCTTCGGACCCTTGTATAGCATCCTCGACAAGTTCGTATTTTCCCATCCAGATTTTATTAAGCACACTCCTGTCTCTGATAGAGCCAGTCTCTTGGCTGATCTTTTTGGTCAAGCTATTAGTGATGGGGACCTTTTTAAGTCCGATTATACTGCTTATGAGTGCTCGTATGTTTGGGAACTGTTTGACGCTGTTCTTGTTCCCCTTGTGGATCATGTACTTTCAACCGTTTTTGGCTTTCCTGATCTCGTATCTACTATTAGACGGGACATTATGGGCATTAACCGGATTAATTTTCGCGGCTTCATGGTGTACATCATGTGTACTCTCATGTCCGGCGAATTCATCACCTCGGCACTTAATTCTTTCTGTAATGCCGCCTGCATTAGATTTGTGGCTCTCAAATCTGATGCCACTCTTGGGCCCCTGAAGGTTGAGGGTGATGATTCTATTTTCTGGGTTATTGCGGGAATGATGAATATAAAGATATGGCAGGGTCTGGGGTTGACTGTTAAACTAGAGGAATGTACTTGTATTGGGGATGCGGGGTTTCTGAGCATGCACTGGGCCACGCCTAGTGAGATGTTCAGAGACCCTCGCAAGACTGTCCTCAAGTTTGGATGGATGGATGCCCGTTACCACGGCATGAAGGAGAATCTCCGGCGCAGGTTCTTAAGGTGTAAAGCGTTGTCTATAGCATGTGAAACTCCACGTGCACCCGTTGTGTGGGCTTTGGCCTCGCGGTTCATTGAACTTACCAAGGGTGCTGTGATTGGGAAACTGCTACAGAGTAATGCTTTTGATTCTTTTGAACGTCAGAGATTGACCTATTGCCTAGAAAATTGGAGGACGCCCTCAGCGCCTTCCATGGAAACGCGTGTTAAGTGTGAGGAGTTGTTTGACATTACGGTGGCAGAACAACTAGCAATGGAAGCTGAAATACTTTCACTGCCAGACACAGATACACCCCTGCACCTGAGGGTATGGCAACCACATCCAGACAATGTAAATATGTATTTTAACTGCATTTCTATTAAACCTACTGATGTGCAAGTGGATTAGAACCGCTTGCACCAATTTTGTGCGACCACACATTTATGTGAGTGCCGATTAGCGCCGGCTGCATTGGAGCTGTCAGGGACTTGTTGTTGTATCTTTGTCGGAAGAACACAACAGGACCGCAACCCTGGCCAATTTTGAACCCTTGACCATTGCCGCACCACGGCATGTGCCCCTCGTGGACACATGGCTGGCCTGGTTTTAGGGTGTTCTACATC